CCCGGCTCGGCGGGTGCTCCGCGTCAACGTCCGGACGTGGCAAGCGAGGATCCTTGGGGCGCCGCCGCACGCGACGAGCGAGCAACGGAAGGCGGCGGCCGAGCGCGTCGCGCGGGACGTGGCTCGGCTCGACGTGACCGGCGACGCGGCCGACGCCGTGTGCATTGCCCTATGGGCGGCCCGAGCGGGCGAGGTGCTCGACCGGATCCCGAAGCGGCGTGGGGCGGCGTGAGCTTCGAGCTCCCATTCTGCCCGAGCTCCGGGAAGAAGCGGTTTCCCTCGCCCGCCTTCGCTCGCCGGCATTGCCGACACGTCGGAAACCGCTTCCGCGTCTACAGGTGCCCCGACTGCCACGGGTGGCACATCACCCGCGGGACGAGCGGCCGGCGGCCGTGATCGGCGTCTTTGCGCGATTCCGTACGGGCTCGCATACGATGCGGGCCCCATGGACGGGTCGGACCATGGGAGCTCGGACGATCGGGGATACCTGATCTGCTACCTCGAAGCCGCGGCGAAGCTCGGGCTCGTCCGGCCCGAGCTGGCGATGATTGGCGACCGGGCGGGCGTCTCGCCGGCGTCCGTGCGCATGGTTCTACAGGGCGGAGGATCGCCGGCGATGCGGGCGAAGGTGCTCGGGGCCCTCGGGCTTCGAGGGGAGGGCTCCCCTTGAATGGTCGCCGAGTCGCAACTCGCCTTCGCGCCCGAATGGCTCAACGCTCGGCCGGCTCCTCGTCCTCTTCGAGCTCCGGCTCGACGCCGGCGGCGGCGGGGCGAGTCGCCCCAGCTCGCGATCGTCTTCGGAGCTCGGCGAGCGTCCGAGGTCTCGCCCGGGGACCGCATCGGGGACCAGACGGTGATCCACGTCGAAGGCGAGCTCGCGCTCGTCCGGTGCGATTGCGGCGCCGAGCGCTCGACCGTATGGCGGAAGCTCCTACAGCGGGGATCCGGGCGATGCGTACGGTGTGCGGCCCGCTCCCGAGCCCGAGGGCGATCGATGCCGGGCGCCCGGTGGTATGCGGACGCGACGTGTCTCCGGGTGCTCCGCGAGCATCCCGAGGGCGCGAGTCTCGAAGAGATCGCCGCCGCCTATGGGATGGCTCGGGAGAGCGTCCGACAGATAGAAGCCGCGGCGAAGTTTCACCTCGCCGAGCTTCTCGGCGTGACTCCGGCCCGGCTCGCCGAGCTTCTCGAAGGTGTGCGACGCCGGACGGCCCTCTTGCGTGCGAGGCCATGACGTGACCGAAGAGACGAAGAGCGAGACGCCGACGAAGCGGAAGCCCGGGCGCCCGAAGGGCTCGAAGACGAAGGCGAAGGCGAAACAGGGGGGAGCTCGGCCGAAGCCGGGTGGCTCGACCTCGAAACAGGGGGGAGCTCCCGCCGAGATAGGGGGGAGCTCGAAGAAGAAGCGCGGATCGCCTCCCATCCAGACGACGCCCGAGCCGGACTTCTCGCTTGCCCGGGTGTGCGCCGTGGACGGCCTCCCGGTGACTCACTACGCCGTGGACATCCCGGAGCGCCGGAAGGGCGGGCGGCCGACGACGTTTCACCCGGCGATCCAGACGGGGATCGTCTCGCTCGTCGGCGCCGGCGTCCCGCTTCGCACGGCGGCGACGGCCGTCGGGCTCCCGTGGAGCACGGCGAAGCTATGGATCGACCGCGGCCGAGCGGGCGAAGAGCCTTACGCCGGATTCGTCGCGGCGATCGAGCAATCGCGGGCCGGCTTCGTCGCGGCGACGGTCGAAGGGATCCTTCGAGCGAGCCGGACCGATTGGAAGGCGGCGGCGTGGNAGCTCGAAAGGCGGAGCCCGCAATTCAATCCGAAGACGAAGGTCGAGACCACGCACAAGGGCGAGGGCGTCCGCGTCGAGCTCTACATCCCGGACAACGGGCGCGGACGGTAGCGCGTGGCCTACGGCGACGAGCGGATCGAAGACGACGGGGACGAGGGCGAGGAGCTCCCGCCTTCGAGCTCGTCCGAGGTGATCCGGCTCGCGCCGAACGCCGGGCCGCAAGAGGCGTTTCTCGCGTGCTCGGCCGATCATGCGTGGTACGGCGGAGCGGCCGGAGGCGGGAAGTCGTACGCCGTGATCCTCGATTCGCTCCGGTGGCACGCCGATCCGCACTTCGGCGGGATCATCTTCCGCCGCCAAGCCGTCGATCTCGCGGGCGCGGGATCGATCTGGGAAGAAGCCGAGGGGATCTTCCCGCGCTTCGGCGCCGACATGCGGCAAAGCTCGCCGCGGGAAGCGAGCTTCCCGAGCGGGGCGACGATCACGTTCGATCACCTACAGCACGAGGGCGACAAGTTTTCCCATCAGGGAAAGCAGTATTCCGCGATCTACTTCGAGGAGCTTACGCACTTCTCGGAGAGCCAATATTGGTACCTCTCGTCCCGACTCCGCACGAAGGCGAGGGTGCGCCCCTACGTCCGCGCGACGTGCAACCCCGATCCCGATTCGTGGGTCCGTCGATTCATCGCATGGTGGATCGGGCCCGATGGCTACGCGCTCCCCGAGCGCTCGGCCTACTTCGTCCGGGACGGCGACTCGATCGCATGGGCGGACACCCGCGAAGAGCTCGTCGAGCGCTACCGCGACCCGGACCGGGTGCGATCGTTCACGTTCATTCTCTCCCGGCTCCGCGATAACCCGAAGGTGGATCCGTCGTACCGGGGTCAGCTCCTATCCCTCCCGACCGTCGACCGCGAGCGCTTGCTCGGCGACGAGGATCGCGGCGGCAATTGGGACGTGCGTCCGAGCGCGGGAACCTTCTTCGCTCGCCGCTTCTTCCGGATCCGAGACTACCGCCCCGCGCCGCAAGAGGTCCGCCGGCGGGTGCGCGCATGGGACAAGGCGGCGACGCGGCCGAGCCCCGAGAGCCCCGATCCCGACTGGACGCGAGGCGCGCTCCTCGCCGAGCTCGTCGACGGCTCCTTCGTGATCGAGCACATCGAGAGCCTTCGAGGGACGCCGGGCGAGGTCGAAGCGGCAATGAAACGGATCGCCGAGCTCGACGGTCCCGACGTCGAGATCGCGACGTGGCAGGACCCGGGACAAGCGGGCCTCGCGGACGTCGACCGCCTTCGGACGGTGCTTCGAGGGCGCCGCTTTCACGTCGTCCGAGCGAGCCGATCGAAGGTCGACTTCGCGAAGACGTGGCAAGGCGACGCCGAAGCCGGGAAGGTCGCGCTCGTCCGCGGGACGTGGAACGCCGAAGCGCTCGACGAGCTCGACGCCTTCCCGGACGGGCGTCACGACGACATCGTCGACGCGGTTTCTCTCGGCTTCCTCGCCCTCTTCGGGACGAAGGAAGCCGTCGGGCTCCGCGTCCGGAACCTGTAGGCGAGGAGGATCGACGATGGCGCTCGACTTCCACGATCTGCATTCCGACCACGTCGGGGAGATCCGCCGCCTTCGAGCGCTCCGGATCCACCTCGCCTTTCGAGGTCGCCGGCGAGCCGAGGAGCGGCGCCGGACGAATGACTTCGTCCGCTTCCACCTCGCCGAGCTCCGGAAGCTCCGGGCGGCTCGTCCCGGGGGAGGCCTTTAAGGGAGATCGACCCTCTCCCGATTCCCGAGCGCTTCCGAGCACTTGGCCGCTTGGGTCGACCCCACGATTCCGAAAACTCGAGCCTTTTCGAGTGTTTACGCGTTTGGGGACGGTGCCCCCGTTCAGTGTCCCGGGCGGCTCCCGGGCGGGTGACGGCGAGGGCTCCCGCCGCTCGGCGAGCCTCCCGGCATGTCGGACGAGCTAATCCGTGCGCTCGAAGCGCGACGAGAGGGATACCGCGAGGAGCTCGCGTGGCATCGTTTCCTCTTCGACTGCTACACGGGAGCCGGCGGCTTCGAGGGGCGCGAGAAGCGCCCGCCTTCCGAGACGTGGGGAGCGGCGGCGACGATCTACGCGGCGCCCGATAGCTACCTCACCCGCCACCCTCGCGAGGATGACGCGAAGTATCTCCGGCGACGCGAGAGCGCGCATTTCCCGAACTACGTCGAGCCGCTCACGGACTTGAAATTGTCCTACCTCCTCCGGAAGCGGGCGACGGTGGACGGGCGGCCCGAGTCGATCGAGAGCTGGCGCGAAGACGTCGACGGGCGCGGGACCACCTTCGAGGAGCTCCGGCCCGTCGTAGCGCTTCGAGCGGCGATCTTCGGATGGTGCCCGGTGCTCGTCGACCTTCCGAAGCCCGAGGTCGATCCGCTCACGGCGGCCCACGCGAGCGAGCTCGGGCTCTCGCCCCGAGCGATCCCGCTCCTTCCCGCCAACGTATGCGATTGGGCATGGGCGGACGACGGGACGCTCGAATGGGTGAAGCTCCGGTCGGACTTCCGACGTCGCGACGGGTGGAACGTCCCGGCGATCGACGTCGAGAGGTACACGATCTGGAATCGCGAGACCTTCTCGATCTTCGACGTGACTCGCCAGAACGGGAATCCGCGAGCGACGCCCGTCGACGTGGACCGAGCGCACGGCTTCGGATGCGTGCCGCTCACGATCTGCCGTCACAAGTCGAGCGGCGTCGCCGAGGGCGTCGGCGTCCCGATGCACGGGGCGATCTCGATCGCGAATCGGGCGCTCTTCAACTACGTCAGCCAGCTCGACGAGCACCTTGCACAGCAAGCCTTCGCGCTCCTCGTCATGGTGACGCGAGCTTCGCAGGTGGCCGGCGGCGAGGTCGAGGTCGGGACCGATAACGCGCTCTCGCTCGATCCCGAGGCCGGAAAACAGCACTACTACCTTGCGCCGCCCGCGACCGTGGCCGAGGTGCTCGAAGCGCGGATCGAGAAGACGATCCAGGAAATCTATCGGATGGCGCGGGTGGAGTACCAGCGTCCGACCGGCGGCGAAGTGTCCGGCGTGGCACGCGCCTATGACTTCGCGCAAACGAATCAAGCGCTCTCGGACTTCGCGGCCGAGCTCGCCCGGTGGGAGGCGTGGATCGACGACGTCGTCGGGCGCGTGCTCGGCGG